CGTTCTGGTTGACCGCCGCAAGATTCTCATTGGTAGTGCCAGACCGCAGGCCGCCAGTAGCGGAGGCATTGCGCAGGACGCCTTCCTCGCCGCGTTTGATTGCGGTCTGATAGAACGGGCTGGCCTCGGCCCGTTGGATGATCGACATGCCATCGCCACCATAAACGCCGTTGGAGTCAAACCCATATTCGGCACCAAGACCTTGCAATGCACCCTCACGGTAAGCCTGGGGCAAACGCTCAGTTTGCTTGAGGTAGTCCAGCGCTTCACGCTGGGCCTGTGCTTGTACTTCTGCAGCATCTTCTGCAGCGCCGCTATCACCACCGCTCATGGCCTATACCTCGCGTAAACTTTCAAATATTCATGATCGATAACGTGCTCGAAGCCACATTTCTCCATGAGCCGTGCCACGCTGCGCCGCTTAATACTGCCCATCACCACCTGGCACCACGGCATAAGGCTGAAAATCAGTTCGACAAGCTCAGAAGTTGCTTCCTTCAGGCGTCTTAGTGATTCCGGCTTTGCCGAAAAATGGCAGAAGATCGCGTTCTCCCTTCTGGTCATGGACACATAGACCTCAGCATCCAGCCAGCGCCAAACCTGGTGGTCGGGCTCCCAGTACAGGTCGCCCATGTCCTCGCAGAGGAAGGCCTGGCGGTACATCACACAGCAACCCAGCCAGTGCGCGAGCCAATTACCGGATTCACATAAAGCTGCGTGGTCGACGTATCCAGGTATTGGCGCGTCCGGTTTGCCGGCTGCACCCCTTCTGGGCTGCCAGACCCGACCAGCATGTAATCCGCACCGCGAGAGATGTAGTCGCTAACCATCGCGTCAGGCCATCCCGTGAAACCCATCACGTCAGATGCCGAAAGATCTAAAGAAAGATTGTTGTTAGCCAACTTCGAGATACCCCCGACCAAATGCCATTTTTGCCCTGGATGCACCGCGCAGCTTGAAGCCCACCCAGTTCCGCACATACCCCATACGGTTCACGATGTAGCGTTGGTTGTAGTCGCCAGGAGTTCCGTAGAGCGCCGTGACCTCATGCCCATACGTCACGCCGTCATAGGTCATCGAAACGAACAGAGTGGCGTCATCAGAGGGCGAATGGCCCGGCATGATGTCGATGTTCAGGCTGTCGACTGAGAGGCCTTCCAGGTACATGAACGGGGTGTAGAGAACCCATTCTCCCATCTCTCCGTATTGATCCACTGACAGCGGATCAAGGACGCCAAGGCGAAGGTCAATCTTGTCGCCGAATACCCACTTACCTAGCCGCGGGTCGAAAACTCCGTTGATCCCGCGCCATGGCAAAGACCCGGTGCCGCGCTTCAAGATTGACCAGGCGTTATCGATGCCGGATGAGTTGGCAACCGTCTCGTTGAAGAGCAGTGTTTCGTTAGGCAGATGGATGTAGATGAAGGCCATCCCATCGACCTCTACAGCTTCCATCGACACATCGACGAGCTGAGGCTCTGTGTACTGACTCAGTATCCGATCGATTGCCCGCGTGGAGATCTGCTGGGTCGAGCCGACACCAAGCATGTGCACGCCAAGGTCAGACTCTTTACGACTGCCCACGAAGTACCAGGACTGCTTGAGCTCACACTTGGCGTGAGTGGCCACGATGCCGATCTTCAGCGCCCGAGCCTGGATGCGACTAAATGCGAAGTTCGTCGATGCAACGTTGGCGAAAAACTCGGTGGTGTACCGCCCGAACACGATCACTTTGTCATCGGCAGTCTTGCCGACGCCAAGGGTCGGATCAGGCGAGAACTCGGCCGTAGCGAAGGCCAAGGGATCGAACAGTTCTTCGTTCGCGATAGTGGTGTGATAGAGATACTCGCCGTCGGTGAGGAAGTAGTAACCATCAACCCAAGTGCCATCAATCGGCGTCTTGATGTCCGGATCAAGTATTTGGCGAAACCCATTTACCGGGTCATACAGCCAGAATGCACCACCACCGATCACCGCCTGAGTATTGAATGAATAAGGCATCGACACCTGTTCCATGCCTGGAATATTGCCGAACCGTTGATTCGAACCGTCCTCTTCAATCACCAGAAACTGGGTGTAAGAGACGCGGAAATGCATCTGCAGACGCTCATTCCACACGCCGCCGCGGTCAGGCCCTGAGCCAGTACCGTACTCAGTCAACCCTGAGTGCTGGAGCATGAAGCCGGCGGCGCCCATGACAGGCTTGGGCACCGCGTACATGTTTTCCGGGATGGCATCGAGGTAGTCCGTCTGGACACTTACCTTGTCGCCTTTGATCAGAGTGATCGGGATCTTCTGGACTGGCATATTCTCTTCACCTATCCGTCAGATGTTCTGATCCCCTACGCGAACGCAGGGAGTTACTTGGAAGTTTCGGATGCGGACCTCGACGCGGCCCTCACTGGTCTCGATCCTGATCTTCACTTGCTGCCAGATAGACGGAGTGAGATCGATCGGCGCTGAGAGTCGATAGTCAACGTCTGCCACATTGAGCGCGCTGGACACCACGACCAGGCCGTTGTCACAAGTGACGACGAAGGTGTCGATAGCCTCGTCAGTGCGCAGGTAAGCTTCGAAAGACTCCGTAAAGTCGTTCGTTTCGCCCTGCATGATCTCGAGGGTTTCGGGCTTGTTAGGAGGCAACTCGTTGAACTGTGTGTAGAACCGTTGCCACCGCTCGTAACGCCTGTTACCGCTGCCTACAGGCTGACGGCTTGGGTATTGAACGTTCCTGATTCGATTCCGGGCGCAGATGCCAGAAGCCACCGACAAAGATTGGGACGCCTGGGCGTACAGAGTCGCCGGCGGTTCCTTGTTGAAGTCAGAAACCAGCCGTACCGCCAAGTTGCAGGCGATCATGTTCCAGAACTCTTGGGATACGCCTAGGTCGCTGTTCGGATCAGGCTCCTGCTCGAAGTTGTAACCAACCTCAATGCCACGAGAAGCCAGCTCGGACATCATGTTCTCAAGCTCACCCAGGGCCAGCTCAAGGTCAGACGGGTTAGGCTTGACCGTGAGGCCCGAGATACGCAGCTTCGAGTATGCCGCGGAGATCCGATCGGCCTTGAGCGGAGTCATCAGGACACCAGGGCCTTACGCAGAGTGTTGATGCGCTTGGTTTCCCAGCCATCAATACCCGCTTCTTTTGCAGCCTCACGGATTTCTTGATCAGTGAGCTCAACGCGCGCCGGCTCTTCAGTAGAGGTAGCCAGTGCAGTTTCATAACCCGGTGGATTTACCAACCATCCAGACGCAAGAAGACCTTCAAGGTGTTCAACCTCGCAGGTAGTCATCTCGCACTCGATGCCATGCTCAACATGGCCAACACCTTCTCGATACAGAACGCACGCCATATCCTGGCTCTCCAGGCTAGGGGCCACTCGGGCCCCAGCCATTGAAGGTGATTAGAAGGTCACAGCAACGCCGCACCGCGAAGGGTCTTTGATGGTGACGCCCCACCAGGTGAACAGGCGGTAGCGGAACTGAAGGTTGACCATGTTGGCGTCGTAGATCATGTACATCTTCAGACCGTTTTTCATGGTCTTGTTGATGACCTTCAGGCCGTCATAAGACTTGAACAGCTCGGCAGGAATGGTGCCACCCAGTACTTCGACTGCATCTTTGTCGTAGAACAGGTTGGTCTTCTTCGATGTGTCGATGTTCATTCGGTTGACGGTGGCGGCGTTCAGGATCCGGGTATTTACGTTGGCGTATGCAGCTTCCAGAGCAGAAAGCGCCGGGTCGTCGAGCGCGATCGGCTTTGGCGAGATCACCAGCGAAGTACCGCCGGCGGGTTTGCCGGTGACGGTGAACGTCATTGCCACACCAGTATCGGACTTGTCCGCCAGGCCGAGGGCCTTAATGGTTACGCCGCCATTTGCGATCGTGACCTTGTCGCCGATGTTGTAGAGGGCTGAGGCCGCAACCGGGATCGTCGCGTAGCGGTAGTCGACGTTAGTAACGGTGCCGTTTGTGGAGTTCACGGTGCCGGCAGTCGGCGCGAACGATTGGTTTGCGGTGACAGTAGTAGCTGGGTCAGCACCGCCGATGAGGTTGGGCAGGAACGAGGCGGTATAAACATCGAACTCGGCGATGTTCTGGCCGATCTGGCCGGTTGCCCATGTGGTTTCAGGGCGACCCTGAACAGTCTGGCGTGCAGCCAGATCTTTGGAGTACTTCAGGTTGTCGCGGTCATTGAACAGGAAGAATCGCTCAGACTTAGCGCCTTGCCGCTCGTTCATCAGGGTCTGCGCTTCGCCAACAACGTCGTAACCGCTGGTAACGTTGGTGCGATAGAACATGGCGCCCTGAGTGCCGATAGCAGTTGCAATCGCCTTGTTCAGGTTGGTGGCCTGTTGGCGACCAGCTTCCATCCCTGCTTTTTCCCAGAAACGCATGTCGCGCATATCGTCAGCGCGTTGGCTAACGAAGTCGTTTGTTGGAGTACCCAGAAACGCTGGGTAGGTCTCTTCGATGATTCCTTGTTCCTGGCCAGTCAGATCGAAGCCAGTAAGCGACGGTCGGTGCTGCTGAACTGGGCGCCAGATTGTGTTGCCGGAGTTCTGCATCGTCGCGGCATCGGGCTCGAAGAATTCGGTCGTCGGGAGGAGCATGTCCTGGGGCTCGTAGGTGTCGAGCGCATTTGCGAACATGACCTCGGCAATCTTGCCTGCGGTTAAAGCTGCCATCGTTTAATTCCTTACCAAGAGTTCACGTTGATTTTTGCGGCCGCGGCTTCACGTCGCACATCAAAGGCACCCTGCGCATCACCACGTTTATGAGCCTCAAGGTACTTACGGTGTAAGGCCTTGCCTGCATCAGTGGTGTTTGCATCGCCTTGTACGATTGAAGCCGGGGCTGGCGCGCTGCTTCTCTTGCGTGGAGGAGCGGTCAACTCGGCGGACAGGCGCCCCAAATAGATAGAGGCCTGAATACCGCTGGGATCTTGGGCAAGCTTTGAGGTCAGTTCAGCAAGGCGCTTCGGGCTCACCCCGAGGTTGTAGAGCACCTTCTCTGAGCCTTCGCCCAAGCTGGCGATCAGTGCGTTCGTGATGTGCTCGCCACTTTCGCCGCCGAACACGCCCTGAACAGCCTCACGCACTCGCCTGTCTGCAGACTGGTACAGGTCGGTACTGATACCGCTTGCTGCTGCCAGGACTGCTGCCCGCTCGTAATGTTGATCCACGCTGGAGCTGATTTTTTGGTGCGCTTCCAGTTGCTTGCGCTGCTGTTCGTATTGCTGGTTGCCGGCATGCTGCTGGGCAAGGTTCTCTTTGACTTTCCAGTCAGCCAGGGCGTCGATGTAAGCCTCGTCCGGGTCGTCTTGGTCGTAGAAATCCTCGCGCTTTGGCCGCGCCGGCAACTGTGGCGATACGGACTTGTTGCGCAGCTCATCAAGCTGGGCACGCATCGTTTCCAGTTCCGATTGGTGCTGTTTCTCCAACTTCGAACGGAGCTTGGCTTTCGCCGCGCCGATATCGCTGTCGGTGAATTTCTTGTCTGCACCTTGCGACTCCTGGTCGTCGCCCTTCATCCATGCTTCGGGTTCTGCCTGCTGGCCGTCTTCGCCGTCTTGACCATCCGCATGGTCATCCACGTCGCTCTGGGTGCCTGCCGAATCAGCCTCAACTTCAGTTGCACCAGCTTGCGGAGCTGCTGCTTCTTTGGCCTGTGCTGCCTCGTTCTCTGCCCGTAACTCTTCCAGGGTTTGTTCCATTTTCTACTCGCTTGGTAACGATGGCCTGGTGCTTTCCCCGCCAGTAGGGTTGCGTTTAACCTGTTACGCCTCAGTAATCGATAGAGTAACTCTATTGTTAATCATGTCAATAGAATCGATAGATTTTTACTATTGAAATAGACAGACGAACGCGCCTAACGGACAGCGCTGGCGTATATAATTCATCGAACTCAGCGGGAGGATTTGAAGTGAGCTACGAAAACGTTTTGCTGATTGGCGGTCCGAAGGATGGCGTTCGCATGTCAGTGATTGCGGGCGTCCCGTGTATTCGCTTGGGGATTCTTCCCAATACTCCTGCGTCCATCGGCAGCACAGCACTGGACGTTGCTGAGCCCTATGAGAGCGTCGAGTACCGTCGCGTCCCAGTGCAGAGCCATAATGGGTTCGAGGGGTGTGTCTACGTATTTGGAGACATTGACCCTATGGAAGCGCTTGTCGACGGGTATCGGAAGCCATGACTGACCGCGAATTGCTGGAACTGGCGGCTAAGGCTGCGGGGCTTACAAACCCTCAATACGAACAATCGGTTGCGGCCAATTGGAACATTTACCACGGCGATATAGTTGATCCACGCGAATGCTGGAATCCGCTCGCCGACGATGGCGATGCGCTTCGCCTGGCAGTGAAGATAGGCTTTGTAATGTCGGCATCGGAAAAGTTCGTAAAAGTCTCCTTGACCTGGAGCAGGGAAATTCTTGAGTACGCGAATGGCGATATCCTGTCGGCTACCCGTCGCGCTATCGTCCGCGCCGCCGCCGAGATCGGGAAGGGAATGGAATAAAATGGAATAAAAAAGCCCAGCCGGTTTAGGGCTGGGCTTGTATGCAGATGGCCGGCGCTGATCTCCGGATTGACGTTTTGCCGTAAAACTCTACGACCTGAGTCGCATGTGCAGAGGTACGAATCCGGCATTACCCGTGCACGCCCACGTTGCCCCTGCTGATAGTCTTACTAGCTCTTTGTGCATCAGCCTGCGCATTCATCTGCATGCAGTGATTATACATCACCACGAAAAACTGGTTACCGTATCCAGCGCTGCCATTACGCTGCAGCGGTCACACGCCTCGCCCTTTCGTGACTATTGCCTTGGTTGAACCGTCGCCCGGTAGGGGCTAACCAGGCGCTGCACGTTTTCCATCATCTGCCCGGCGGTCCTCGCCTGCTTGAACTGGATATCAGCGCCGGCCACCTGGGCGTCAACCTGCACGGCTGCTCGGTCTGTCTCGGCCCTGTACAGGTCCACCTGAACTTTCGCCGAGTTGTTTTGCGCGGTCTGCTGGTCGCTGATCGCCTTACGCTGCGTATCCATCTGCGATGCCTTGGCCTTCTCCATCTCGGCCTGGGCCAGGACCATATCCGCGCTTGGCGGCTGCTGCTGGCTCTGCGCCTCCTGCAACATGGCCTCTTCTTCCTCGGTCTCCGGCTCAAGTACACCGGCCAGGATCAGTTGTTTCTTCGCGTACTTGCGCACGCCCTCGAGGTTCACGCCATTCATCAGCGTGAGTGCCTGGAGGGTCAGGTACTGGGCCATCTGAGGATCAACAGCAGCCATGCCAGTGGCCATCTGATTGAGCTGATCAATGGTCTGCTCCTTCTTGCTTGCATAGCTCGGGCCGATGTCTGCGTAAACGTCGTACTCGGTGTTGGTCAGGTCATTGAGGGCTACCAACTCGCCGGTCTGACGATCCAGCACGGCCTCCATGATCTTGACCTTCTTGGTCGTGCCGTCAGCAGATGTCAGCGTGACTTCGCGGGGAGCGTCGTACACCTCGACAGCCATGGATGCGTAGATCTCGGCGTCCCGGCGCTTGGCGTGCTTGAGGTTCTGCTGGTAGACGATCGATTGCTGGTCGAGACGGTTCGTCAGGGCGTTAACGGCCTTCCCGGACAGATCAGGGTCTGCGATGTCTTGAGGTAGCCCAGGGTTGGCTACATCCTCAACAGCCTGGCGAGACAGCTCGATGCTGGCCATGAGCGCCTGAGGAATGGTCTGCTCGGGCATTACAGCTATTGGGCCTAGAGGAAGCGCCTGATTGTTTCCATCAAATCTGTTCTGCAGAAGGTAGGGATAGTTGCTGTCGGCTCCATTTTCCTCGTACATGAACTCGTAACCCTGAACCTGCTCAGGGTTGAAGATTGGTTTAGGCCGAGGGCTGCGGCTAACGATATCGGCGAGGTATGAGAGCTGGAAGTTGCGAAGTCGCTGAGGGTCTTTAGCCAGGCGGGTGATCCCTTCATAGTGCTCCTCACCCTCAATGAACGCGCGCTCGCCGTAGGTCGGGATGACTGGGATGTTCTCGCCGGCGATCACTTCGCCTTCGCGCTCGCCGTCTGGCCCCATCTTGCCGTTAAGGATCTGTTCGCCTGAGGCAATGTACTTGCGGACCTCCCAGCGCATGATGTCGCGCTCGCTCTCGATGACATAACCCTCATCGATCAGTTCGTCCATGACCTCCTCAAGGTCTGACTCTCGATAGATGCGCGGCTCGCCCATTGGATCGGCGAGCGTGATCACCTTGTCCTTGATTTTCCGGCGATGGTAGAAGCAGACCACATAGACGATATCGTTCCCGCTACCCATCCAAGGGAACGTGTAGGACTGCTCGGGGGATGCGAACGAAGATGGCGTTTCTTCGTCATCGCAATCGTCATCATCGTCATCTTCTCTGGCTTCTTTCTTGCCAGCTGTCTTACTGCAGTCCTCAAGTTCTTCAACCAGGTCAGCGTAGCCGCCGGGTGAATAGGCATTCAGGATCGACACATATTTAGCGTCCGACTTGTCCAGCCGCTTGGCGTTGGGGTCCCAGAAACAGTTGTTGTTGGCTTCGTAGATGGGCCGGCGGCAAATGATCTGGTGATCTACGCCAGCGCGGTTGCTGGCATATGCCGTGTAGAGCTCCCAGGCACCGACACCGCACACGACAGCCTCACCTGTGGCGTTGTCGTAGGCTTCAAGCGACGTGTTTGCCCGGTCATCAGTTAGGTACAGGCCGTCCAGGATGTCAGCGCCATCGTCCCGTGACTCACTCTTGGGCACGAAGTTGACCTGCACGGGGTTGGCCCGAAGGTCGGCCATGATCTGGCGCCCAGCCTTCCGAAGCACGTCGAACTGCCCGCGGTACTGTAGCGAAGACTCACCCAGCGTCGAATCGTCCCACTGTGTGATGTGGTAGAACATCATGTCATCAGCAGCGCGCAGCCGAGTGGTCTGCCCGTGGCAGTAAGCCTTGTCGTGAAGCTCTTTGAGCTGTGTGAGTGTCAGCATTATCTTCTGCCCATCGGACGAATCGGTTTCGGAATGACAGCTTTCGGCCTACTGATCGCAACGTGCCGCATTAGGATCATCACGGAGTCGGCCAAGTTGGGGCTGGCCATCTTGAATTTCGACTTCATCTCCTCTTTGGTGTAGAGCTCGAAGAGGCCATTGCCGTTTGGCTTGATAGGCATTCTACATAGCTCAGCACGAAGTCGATGCAAAATATCTATCGACGAGTCGAAGCTGATAAGGCGTGCCGGGTCGTGGTATTCGCCAAGTTCGACGGCGCGATAGGTTCTGTAAGCCCTGTCACGCAGTTCGAAGTAATACTGCGCACGCTTGTTGCGGAACACATCGCGGTTCGTCTTCTGTTGCGCCACGGGCGATGCCATGGCCGGCGCATAGACCGCATCGGGGAAGTCGGGCGACTCAGAACCACGGAACACAGATAGAACGGTTGGCTTGCCCTCGAAGTCCTTGCTGAACTGCTCGGTCAAAGCGATGCCCATACCGTCGCCGTCCCACGAGAATGAATCAACTTGGGACTTGATAGCCTCGCCTGCCGCCCAGTGGCCGCCCTCGTTTACGTTGCCGTCCATCTTTTCCTGAAGGTCGACCAGTACTGAGCCATGGCGCACGGCAAAGCCCTTGCTGTCTGGACCAAGGTCAGATGGGTCGTGTGACGCGATGCGCGCCCCAGTCGGTGCGAAGCCCAGCTTCTTGTGGGCATCAACGCAGGCATCAAACCACTCGGCCTTGATCAGGGCGCTCTCTACCGAGTCATTGAAGGCGCCGAGCCAGATATGGTCGTAGAGCGCGCGATCGAGGTTCTCGTAGTCCCACTGGCGCTCATCCTCAAGCCCGCTGAGGTGGTACCAAGGGTTGTCGGTGTAGTTGACGACCACGATCAGGTGCAGGTCGTCCTCGTAATACCCGTCCCTATCCAGCGCAGACTTGAATGGCGTGATGAACCGCCGGCTGAATGGATCCTCGCTGCTCCCGGGGTTGGCAATAAAGATCATCGATACGTTCGAGGAAGGATCATCGATCACTTCCTCCAGCTCAGTCGGCTTGCCTTTCATCGGCTTCTTGCGAGCCGTAGGAGTCAGCGCCTTGAGCGAGCCCGAGCTAATGAACTGCGCCTCTTCAACCTGATACCGCTTGAAGCCATGCGCAGACTTGATGCTGTCCACGTTCCGAGCCAGGCCGGCGAACTGAAATGCATCAGTCCCGTTGCGCTTGATTCCGTTGTCCTGGACTTCGAAGCCGGCGAACTCTAGCCGCTCGATCTCTTCCTTCAATAGAGAGTGGATAGAGTTGCGGATACTGGACTGGTACTCGCGGAGGCAGTACGTCTTGGCGCCGTTGTCTTTTGCGTCGATCAGGCAGATGTCGGCAACCCCGACGGACTTACCCGAGCCGCGGCCACCGATGACGATGACGAACCGCTTTGTTGATGTCAGAACCTGCTCGAGCTTGGCCGGCAGATATACCTGTGGGTCTTCTTTGGTACGTTTCCACTCACCGCCGCGATTGACTAGGGAGTGGGTATGCCCATCTTTGGGATGGACAAGCCCTACAACAGTAACCTTACCCTGGCGTCGCTCTAGCTCAGCCAGGATCATGTCGAGCTCATCGCGCTCCGACAGACCAGCAGATGCAGCTTGCATCCTTATTCCCCGGTCACATGGGAAAGAAGCTTGGCCGCGCGGGCTTTCAACTCATCGTCTGACTTCGACGCCAGATCAATCTGCCCGCTGTGATCAACGTCCTGCTTGTCGCGCCAGTTGAACCGGTTCTTCATGTTGAAGATCCAGGTCGTCGGGTTTCCTTCCACTTCGCCGAACGCCATTTTGCGGCCCATCGCCTCCCATTTGGCGTGGCAGGCGGCCTTGGCAGCTTTGTAGGTTCGGGAAAACTCTTGATCTTCGGCGATCCACCGGTACCACAAATCATCACTGATACCGAATTCAGCGCGGATCTCAACATCCGAGCAGCCATCCTTCCCCATCTCGAGAAATCGTGTCTGCCATCCTTCCTTGAGGCGATCAATCACTTCGTCTTTCGGTCTTCCGCCGGCCATTACGCAACCATCCTCGGCGCCTTGCGCGCCCTGTAGTGATTGATGGCGATCTTGGCCCCACAGACGATCAGTGCAGCGTCGATCACGAACTGAGCGATGTAGTCATGCGACTGGAGCATGTCGTGCAGTAGCAGTGTCTCCAGCGCGAGGCAGGCAGACCAAGCGCAGGAGACCGCAAGCACTACCTTCAGCCACTGGGAGCTAACGAACGACAGAGCGATCATGTCCACCAGCATGAAGCAGAGATACCAGGTGGACGCCAGCTCACCGTCAACCTCGACTGCCCATACAGGGATCAGCGAGTTGACGACAAAGAAGCCGATGACGTGCACCAGGATCGAAATCATTACTTCTTGGCCTTTGGCTTGGGCTTCGGCTTGTTTTCGGCCTTGTTGGCCACGTACAGGCCTTTGCTGCCCGGGTTGTTCTTGTTCACCTTGATCTGGTTGCGCATTACGCCCTCCATTGGGCTTCGAGATTGCGTTTGAGGTTGGTGGCTGAAGGTGTCTTGACGCCTGATAGGATCCGGTAGGCTGAGACGGCGCCGTAGATCGCCTGGCGGGTGATCCACGGAACGCTGAGCGCTTCCATGGCCTGCAACAGGATTCCGTCACAGGTCTTGCGAGATACAGCGTGAGGCCGCCCGTCTTTGGTGATGCTCAGGTACTCACACACAATGTCGTGGACTACTGCTGCTTGCCCGTACGCGCCCCATGGAGGGATCGCACTCCAGAACAACCGCGGGACGCTTGCGCCATCAGTCAGGTAGCCGGCGGGGACATTCACCCATTCGCCGCTGTGCTCATTGTCCAGGTAGAAGCGGAACCCGTTGGTTAGGCGCCAGTGATCAACACCCAAGGCAATGCTCGCCTCTCTGTCGTAACGAACCGACATCTCGGCCGAGAACTGGGTAAAGCTGCTCATGCAAGCGCTCTCCGCACACCCTCGTCGATCTCGCCATTCTTGTACGGGTTGTAGCCGTTCTCGTGACGGATGATTGCCTCAACCAGCGGCCGAAGCATGGCGATTCGGTTGACATCGATGTTCGCGCAGGGTGTCACTGAGAGTGATTTGGCCACGGCATCAGCGTATGCCTTGGTGTTGTTCTCGTTGTTCGGCGCCCAGCGGCCGATGATCTGCTCAACGGTTTTTAGTCCGTGTTTGTTCTGGTAGGTGCGGATCAGCTTGCCCAAGGCACGAATGCCGTTCTCGGCAGTATCGAAGCGGGCAAAGCGCGGAGTGCTATTCCCTACCTTCAGCTCAAGGCCGATCTGCCCTGCCCAATCATTGCGAGGGTTGTAGTCGATGTTGCCGGGGTTATTATTGCGAATTCCGCGCGTGGTTTTATCCATGGCGAATCTCCAGAATCTTGGCCAGGTTGCCGCGGGCGACGAACATCAAAACGAGGATTGCGGCGTAGATTGCTGCGTCGAAGATCTGGGCGGCCGACTGGTTGCCCATTGTCAGCAGGATCGCCACCGCGCCAGTGCACAGCATCAGCAGGTACGCCACCGCGGTAATACCGAACCTGTACTGCGCTCCATGACGCCAGTCGTAGCAGAACAGCCGGAAGCAAATCCCTGCACAGATAGACGCCTTAATGAGCATCAGGACTTCATTCATCCTTAGGCCCCTCGGTTGTTAGGCCGAGCTTCTTGCGTATCCATGCCTTGCCGTTTTCATCAAAAACGGCCAACAACGTTTTGAAGACGACCACGCAGAAAAAAGCCGCCACGAATGACGGCAATGGGGGGGAATCGAATTCCCAGATCTTGCGCTTTGCGATCTCGATGCCGAAGTAGTACCCGAAGGCCCAGGCTCCGATAAGGAGACCGATACGTACAGAGACGGTTGTCCCATTCGTAACGAATGCGAACATCAGCGCACCTGCAAAGGCTGCCACTACGGCATTTGCGTCGAGCCCTATAACGATCGAAGCGGCACTGACGCCACTGATCAAAGCTACGGGGTAGATAGTGCTTGCGGGCTCGGCCATTTACTCGATCCGTAGCATGTGTTGATGTCCAAATAATACCATGAAATAGATTTATACTATCGATTTATGGGTTTTCGATAGATTTTATTTAAATCTCTTCCGATTTGTCATCCACTCAGCCCGTGCTCGGTACAGGTGACGCACTATCCCGAGCACAGCTCCCCACATGATCAGCATGAAGACGATGTAGAGCTGGACTCGGGAGATGTTCATGCGGCCGCCCTCTTAAGCTCTCTAGTCTTTGCCCGGTATGAGGCCTTGATAGCCTTCAGATCATCGGCGGTGTACTTGCGCACGCTCTGGTCA